TTGAAAAACTTTTACCTGCATTAAAAACTTTAAAACAAGCTGTCGCAGTTAAATACAGAAATCAAAAATGGATTTATGGTTTAGATAAAAGAAAGTTAATGTTAAGAGCAGAATTTAGTTCACTCAATACATTAATACAAAGTGCAGGTGCTTTATTAGTAAAAGCAGGAACTATCATATTTAATCAAGATTTAGTTAGAGCAGGTTTCAAATGGGGTGATGATTATCGAATGGTTTTACATGTCCATGATGAAATGCAGTTTGTAGTTCGTAAAGACAAAGTAGAAGAATTTAAAAAGATAGCTAGTCAGTTATTTAACAAAACCCAAAAATATTTTAATTTCAAATGTCCATTGGCAGGAGAAATTAAGACTGGTGCTAATTGGAGTGAAACACACTAAGTATTTCGACAGAGATTTACAGTTTGGTGAAAAGTATGAACACGAACTTCAGTCAGCAATAGAAGGTCAAATAGAGTGTAAAACTGACCGATTATGCAGAGAAACAGGCAATGTATTTATTGAAATAGAAAGTAGGGGTAAAGCATCAGGCATTGAAGTTACCACTTCTAAATATTTTGCAATTTGTCTTTGGGTTGAAGAACGCAAAGATAATACTTGGGTTTTAATTTCCACAGAAATTTTAAAAAAGTTAATGAAAAATTATCCCATTAAAACTGGTGGAGATAATTGGTCTTCAAAAGGTCATATCATTCCTAAAGCAGATTTACTGGATTTAATAATATGAATAAATTTAAATTTCAAAAATATAGAATAACTTGGTTTGACCCAACAGCTAACTCTGAGTGGCAATCTAAAAAAGAATTACAAGAATTTACACCTGAACAATGTGTAATAGAAGCATACGTTTTTTCTAAAGATAAAAAATTTATTAAAACTTTTTCATCATGGACAATAGATGGAGATGGAGAATTTAACTTTGGAGACACGAATGTTTTACCTAAAGCAACAATAATAAAAATGGAGAAAATATATGACAGAACAAAATGAAGCACACTTTGAATTGCATGATGCAAACAAAGATAAATTATATCAAGAAAAGAAAAGAATGAAGAACATGAATGAGTTCTACCGAAATACTGAAAAATATATGTTGGTAGATGGAGACTTACTCAGTTACAAAATTACTTCTGGTTTAGAAGAAGTTATTAATTGGGGAAATGATGATTGGACTTTATGGTCTGATTTTAATTTAGCAAAACAACTTTGGCAACAATCAATTGGTTTTTATATGGGTTTAACAAAATCCAAAAACCCAATTATTTGTTTTTCTGATAAAAAGAATTTTAGAAAACAATTAGATAGCAGCTATAAATCTTTTCGTAAGAAAATCAGAAAACCTATTTGTTATAAACCATTAAGAGACTGGATTGAGAAAACACATCAGTGTGTTTCTTATAAAAATCTAGAAGGTGATGATGTAATAGGTTTATTAGCTACTGGAAAATATAAAAATAATTGTGTCGTAGTTTCTGGAGATAAAGATATGAGAACGATACCTGCATGGCAAATATGTATTGTTGATGACCAAATAGAAAAAGTAGATGCTGATTTAGCTGACCATTTCTTTTGCACACAAGTCCTTACAGGAGATAGCAGCGATGGGTACAAAGGTTGTGTAGGAGTTGGTGCAATAAAAGCATCTAGAGTTCTTTTAGATAAGAAAAAACTTAATGAACAATGGGAAGCTGTCATTAGAGAATATGTCAGAAATAAATATGTTATTGATGATGCTTACCATCAGGCAAGACTTGCCAGAATATTAAGAGAAGGCGAGTACGACTATAAATTAAACAAACCACTATTATGGGATTATAAATATGAACACTACAGATATTTTAAAGAAAACAATAAAGCTAGTTGAAGGAAGTCGGCATGACCAACATGGTGACATGGTTTCTACCCATGAAAACATTGCTAGATTATGGACAAGTTACTTAGTTAATAAATTTAAACTTAATTTTGTAATCCTTCCTGAAGATGTTGCTAACTTAATGTCACTTTTAAAAATAGCTAGAACACAACAAGGTGGTTTTAATTTAGATGATTATGTTGATGCTTCTGGGTATGTAGCAATCGCAGGAGAAATAGCTAACAAGCGAAATACTATAAAAAGTTCCACTTTAGGAGTATCTAATGGAAAAAAAGATAAAAATACCACAGATAAGTAACGATTTAATAAAGTATTTAGATAATATTTTTCCTAACAAAAGTGCTGACCTAAAAGATACTGAAAAGGAAGTCTTCTTCAAAGGGGGACAAAGGTCAGTTGTTAATCATTTAATCAAACAAAAACAAATACAAGAGGAGAATTAATATGTGTGTTTCAATTAAAGCACCAAGTCCGCCACCTGCTCCTGAACCAATACCTGCTCCGCTACCAAATACAGTGTCGAGAGCTACAACAAAGCAGAACGCACCCATGTATGCAGACGCGTCAGGTAGGAATGTTAATGTTGCTTCAGCTTATTCACGAAGACGAGTTGGCAGGGGTACGTTAAGAATACCTTTAGCTAGTTCAGGTTTAACAGCAAGTGGCTTAAATTTACCTTCAAGTTAATAGTAAATGGAAAGATATGTCTTATCCGATAAGGCAATAGAAGATAAAAGTTCTATTCAGGCACAATACAGTAAATTAGAAATTGACAGAGAAACTTATTTAGAAAGAGCAAGAGATTGTGCAAAATTAACAATCCCAACTTTATTTCCTGACAAGGGAGCAAACGCAGCTACACAATACGATACACCTTATCAAAGTATTGGAGCAAGAGGTGTAATGAATTTAGCATCTAAATTGATGTTAGCACTTTTTCCACCACACGCACCTTTCTTCAGATTAAGTGTAGATGATTTAGTTTATAAACAAATTCAAGCAGACCCAAGAAACAAAAGTAAAATTGAAGAAGGTTTGTCTAAAGTTGAAAAAGCTGTCATGGACAATATGGAAGTTTCTAATGACAGAGTTGCTATATATGAAGCACTAAAACAGTTAATAGTTTCTGGAAATGTACTTTTAAAATTAACAGACAAAGGTTTAAGAGTTTATCGTTTAGAAAATTATGTAATTAAAAGAGACCCACAGGGCGCTATATTAAAAATTATAATTAAAGAAGGCATTAATATAAATACTTTACCACCTAAAATTAGAAAAGCAGTTTTAGAAGGTAAAGAAAACCAAGACGAATTTAAAGATAAGGATTTAGAATTATATACTTGTATTACTAGAGAACCTAAAGGTTATAAATTAGTACAAGAATGTCATAAGAAAATTATTTTAACTAAAGAATATAAATTAGATAATTTAAATTTCATTCCATTAAGGTTCAATCGTGTTGATGGTATGAATTATGGAAGAAGTCATGTCGAACATTTCTATGGTGACCTTCGTAGTTTGGAAGGTTTATCAAGAGCAATATTAGAAGGTTCAGCAGCATCATCAAAAATGCTTTTCATGGTCAGTCCGAATGGAACAACTCGGGCTTCAGCATTAGCAAAGGCAAGTAATGGAGCAATTATCGAAGGTTCAAGTGGTGATGTCTCTGTATTACAGGCAAATAAGTTTGCTGATTTTCGCATCAGCTTTGAAATGATGAATAGAATTGAAACAAGATTAAATTTTGCATTTTTATTAAATGCAAGTGTCCAACGTCAGGCAGAAAGAGTTACAGCTACAGAAGTGCAATTGGTGGCTTCAGAACTTCAAGATGCATTAGGCGGAATTTATGGACTACTTACTACAGAATTTCAGTTGCCTTATATCACTGCAAAACTTGCAATGTTAAGGGAACAGAAATTACTACCAGACTTGCCTAAAGATATAGTGCGTCCAAAGATAATTGTTGGAATGGAAGCACTTGGTAGGGCTTCAGACAGATTAAGACTTTTACAGTTTATATCTGATTTGGCAGGAACTTTAGGTGCAGAAGTTTTAGCAAAACATCTTAATTTAGACGATTGTATTAAAAAGTTCGCAGTTGCGAATGGAATAGATA